ATTCACACGGTTCAGGATGGTGTCAGTCTGGGCGCTCATCGCGGAGGTCAGAAGCGCATTCTGCCGATCCTGAGAAGCCGCGAACTTCAGGTTCTGGTTCTCAGCGGTCAGAGTGGCAATCTTATCCTGCGTGAAGTAGTCCATCATGCTGCGGAAGTTGGCGTTGCAGTTGTCCACGATGGCGCGGGCGTTATCTGCGATGGCCTGTCGGGTGGCACAGTCTTCCGTTGCAATGGTATACTTCAGGTCGCCGATCAGCTGCTTGTTCTCGCAGCAGCAAGATGCCAGCTGCGTGGCAAGTGCGGTCTGACCAGCCTGACGTGCGTTGCCCTCCTGCATGATGGCAAGGCTGATTGCGTTGTCACCGTTGGACACGCTGCGTTCCAAACCGTTCACGAGCTGTGCGTTCTGGTAGCCAAGCTGACAGATGGCACTGTTCACACCAGCAAAACCGTTTGCAATGTTGGCGTTGACGCCGTTCATCTGCGCCAGCTGGTCATAGCCCAGAGAGCAAATACCGCTCTGGATGCCCGCCAGAGAACGGGAGGTATCCTGCTGGTAGAAACCCTCAGACAGAGCCGCGCGGGTGTCGTTACCGCCCTGACCGGTTGCGCCAGTACCGACCAGATAGGGGATATAGGCGTTCATGCCGTTGTCACCGCCGTTGCGCCCGTTGCCGTAGTTGCCCCAGCCGAAGATGATGGCGAGAATGATGACAGCCCACAGACCTTCGTTGCCGAAAAATCCACCGTTGTTATTGCCGCCATCCTGCCCGGCAAGATATCCAGTTGCAAAATCGTCCATAACAAAACTCCTTTCAGTTTTGCGTTATGCTATCCCACCGCCGTATGCGATGGGCGAAGCCAAACAAGTGCGGTTTTTGTCAAGTCCGCAAAACTGAGAAGCGTTTCGCTTAGAGGGATGCGTTATCGGGGCAACGTCAAATTTAGGACGCTTGCCAGTTGGTTCAGGTCGATGCCACGCTCTTTGGCGAGGTTCTGCGCCATCGTCCGGAGTTGTGCTTCGTTTTTACCCTGAATCAGGTTCAAGCCCTGCATGATGGGTGCGCTCTGCCCACCCAGCTGCTGGATAAGCCCCATCGGGTTCTGCCCGGCACGAGCCAGATTTGCCAGCTGCATAATAGGGCTGTGAGTAATCATATCAAACGGAGAGGACATTGTTATTCTCCTTTCTTTGCTGCGGCAGCTGGCTTAGAGAAGCTCTTCTGCCACTTTTCCAGCTCATCCAGACGGTGGACGAGGGCGTTGTACTGCTCAATGGGCACATACTGCTGTGTCGGTGCAGCGGTCTGCTGTGCCTGTTGTGCTTGCATCTGCCGCCATGCTTCCGGGCTGTAGAACTCCTGCACATAGGATTCGCAGGTGTCTGGGTTGAGACGCTTGCAGTAGATCACGCCACTGCGCAAGTCTGGACAGTAGGTCGGTCTGCCGTACAGGTCAGACGGTATTGCTAAAAACTCTTCCCTGCTGGAGACAGGTCTGCCAAGCAACCAGCCGCCATCTTGTGCCGACTGCTGAACAGGCTGCTGCCTATTCATCGGCTGTGGACGCTGCGGCTGTGCCTGTTGCATCTGCGTGTTGGGTAGGGGAGTGGCAAGCCCAACTGTGCCCATGCCACCGTAAGGATTGACAGGCTGTTGCGGAACGTAGGGCGCTCCGGGTGTCGGATAATAGCTCATAAAACACCCCTCCTTGTGCATCCAGTGTACCGCATCAGCAAAAAACAAATGACAACGAAGGCGCAACGAAGGACAAAAAAGAAAAGCGCCCACACGGAAAAATCCGCATGAGCGCTTAACTGTTAAGGGCCTCACATTGGAAGCGAAAATAAAGTATCACATTTTGACTTGCAAGACAAAAGTTTCGGCAAAACTAGTGCGAATAAAGCAAAAATCCCCCACTTCGCCTACAAAGTACCCCGCGTGGAACGCAGGGCTTCAGTAAAGTGGGGGATTTTTACATATCCAGCATTTTGTCAATGCCTTTCAGCCGGTAGCCTATCGCCGTCCGGCTGTAATGCGTCTGTGCTGCAATATCCGGTAGCGGGAGCCGCTCAACGTACCGCAGTAAGGCTATCTTACGGTCTACCCTCCCAAGCGGTGCGCTTTTGATGGCGGCGATCATTCTCTGTCTGTCAAGCCCTTGCAGCGCAGCGGGCAGCACTACACGAGCCGCCGCCACAGGCAGCACCGAGCCAGAAAGGCTGCGGCAACTGTCCGGCGTTGCGCACCATAGTGCCAAGCGCGGCAAACCGGTGACAAAACGTCACCATTTTGACAACGTCGGCAAAATGGTATGTTTTCGTGAGGCCACGAAAACGTGCGCAGACCATTTTCGTGATATCACGAAATTGCTCTTGTGCGGCGTACATTTTGTTGGTGTTAACAAAATGCTCGTATGCAGTGCTACTCATGGTTTTACTCCTTATCTGCCCGCTTTTCGATGCACTCGCCATATTTGTCAAGAAGGCAATCTTTGCAAAACTCTCGATTGTCGCCTTTCAGGTTGCACACCTTTTTACGCTTGCGGGCTTGATTCATAGCGTTTGCAGAAGCGGCAATAATGCCGCACATAGGTACAGCCATGATATCCTCCTTACTGCTTTTGCAGTGCCGCTTTCATGCGATCAAAGAAAAATTGGATGATCACCCCGATGGTCTCATCGGTGATGGCCCAGCTGATAAACCTGCCGTATTTGCTGGTACTCAGGGCGGCGCGAAGCATCTTGACCACCCACGCCTTACGCTCTGCGCCGCGCTTGGTGCCCTGAATTTCGTGCTCTGCCTGCTCGATTAGGTCAAGCACAGTGCCCTTGACAGCCGCACCATACCCCAGCCGGATGCAACCCAGGGCGTAGAAGATAAAGCCGCCCAGCATCAGAGCCAGGGCCACAGGGGCGGGAAGTGCGGTCAAAAGATTACGAATCGCTTCCATGATTGGTAACTCCTTTCAAAAGATAGTTGTCGATGTCGGTGCGGCTCTTCTGCATCCCTTCGCGGTTGTTGCCGGACAGCTGCGCATCCAGAAGGTTGCGCACCCCGTCAAGGGTCAGACGGCTCACCTCGTCGATTTCTTCAAAGCGGCGCAGGTCTCGGGCAAGGGCTTGTGTGTGCTGAAGCTGGCCCTGCTCTAAGGTGCCGATGCGCTTGTCCATCTCATCCAACCGCTTGTTCTGCACGTTGTCCGGCTCCTGCGCCTTTTTGATGTACTTGTGGATGATTTCCAGCACCTTGTCGATGGTGATGGCAGCGGCGCACAGGCCGCCCAGGATGCCCAGCACCCACAGCAAAGCTTCTTTTTCGGTCATTTGCCCTCCCGGAGACGGGTCAGGCCCTTCTTGCGGATGATACGGGGGTAGTTGATTTCTGTCACGCTGAGGTCAACGTTGCCGGAGATGCCCGGCACGCTGCCCTTGCTGGTGTGCTGGTGGGCACTGTACTTGAAATCCACCTTCGGGGTCTTGCCAGTGTAGTCAGCAAGCCACACGTCCCACCGGGAGGACAGCCTCGCCATATCCAGTTCGTATTTGTAGCCGGTGTAGGTATAGAGTTGGGCATAAAAGCCCATCTTTTCCACCTGTTCCAGCGCGTAGGCGGCGAGGTTGGTAAGATCGAGGGTGCTCATGGGCTTGAGCTCGTTTTCCTCCACGTCCACCGCGAGAGGCAATGTCAGCACCTTGCCGTACACCGCCTGCCGCACAAGAGCAAGCTCTGCATCGGCCATCGCTTCGCTGGTGGCGTAGGTGTAGTAGTAAACGCCCACGTCCAGCCCCGCAGCCCGGGCGTTGCGGTAGTTGGTCTCAAAGGTCGGGTCGATGTACAGGCCGTCTGCCCGCTTGGAAAGCTTTTTGTTGGTGGACACCGTCTTGAGCATGGCCCCCTTGTAGCCCGCTGCCGCCACCTGTGCCCAATCGATGGTGCCCTGATACCGGCTCACGTCAATGTATCGATAGGGCGGTTCCCCTGCCCATCCGGTCACGGTGTCCACAGTGGGCACGTCCGGTGCAGGAGCAGGCTCTTCCTTGTCGGCGCTGTCACCGGCAGCGTGGGAGAGGGCCGCCAGCAGCTTGGAGATAAAATCAAAAAGTGTGTTCATTTCACGCTTCCTTACTGCCCAAGGGCTTCTTTGATAGCTTCCAGGTCGTCAACGGTCAGGGCCGGGTAATCCGCTGCGATATCCTCAAAGGTTTCACCAGCGGCCAGCCGGATGCGGAACGCCCGCACCATGATGCGGAGTTTCAGGTTGTTCAGCGTCTTCATAGTTTTAACCTCCAATCAAATCAGCCATCATGAGCACAAGGTCGTCGTTTGCCGCTTCCAGAGCGTCCATGCGGCCCGGCACGGTTTCCAGCTCTGCCTTTTTCTTCGCTTCGGCGGCAGCGGCTTCTTCTGCCTTTTTCTTGGCTTCAGCCTGTGCGGCCAGCTCTTCGGCGGTGTACAGGATGTACCGCTGCACCGGCACTTCCTCATCCCAGGCGGGCTGAGGGTCAACACCGGGCACGTCCACCACCTTCCAGCGGTCACGGCCCCCGTTGGGGTAGGTCTTGTACTCGTAGTGACTGACCTCTTCCACGCCCGCTACAGCATCGTGGTGGATAGTCTGGGTTTCGGGCTTGAGGTAGCCTTTCGTCAGGTCGGGGGTGGTGATTTCTAGGCCGTTGCTGTCAATGATTTTCATAAAATCTCCTTTCAGGCGACACGCCGCCAAATGTACGTGCAATATGCCGGTGGTTGGACGGTATTGGACGCGCCGTAGATTTGGCTCGACTTGGAAGCATCCATATCAACAGCCACGCCCCCTTGAACGCCAGTAGTACCTGCTTGAGCCACAGCGCCAGAACCTTCTCTACCTTTGAAAACGCCTGAAACTTCAGAGACAGAAAGCCATCCTCCAGCGCCTGAGTAGGAAGAAAACGCGAAACCACCCGTTATATTCGGCAGTCCTGCCTCCAGCTTTGTCCCAGCTGGATGTGTATCACTTGCGCCCCAGATGGTGCAATCCTCAATGAGTTCCCATGTGCCGCCGTAAAGCTCGGCAGGGCTGGTTGCGTTTTCGCTGATGTACAGACTGCCCACGGGGTGGTCTCGCTCGGCTACCGCCGCAAGGACTTGTTGATAGATAGCATAGGCATCAGGGCCAATGCCATTTTTGAGTTCTCCTAGTGCCATTGTTTCTCCTTTCGGTTATGCCACTCTGCGCCAGATGTACACGGAGTAGTAGGGAGGAATGCTAGAGCTAGATGCAGTGTTTCCTGTAACGGAGTATGTTTCTCCACCGGGCTTCTCACCGTATGTCGAGGAAAATCCATCATTGGAGAGTGTATACTGTCCGTCATTAACTTTTTTGTTATTATCGTTCCATGATTGTGTTTTGTAGTTATATGCGTTAATGGCGGATGTCGGATATCCGACCAAAGCACCAAGCCGCCACATAAACGCTAATTTGTACTCATGTTCATGCGTCGTGCTACCTCCCGTACTCCCTGCCGGATAGGTATCGCTTGCGCCCATGATAAATCTGTTCTCAATTCGTTCCCATGTGCCGCCGCCAAAAGTCACAGCCGGGTTTTCCGGGCTGATGGTCTGATAGATACTACCCACAGGATGTGCCGCAAGCAGGAAGTTGGAATAAATGGAGCCGTCACCATAGAACTGGCCACCATACTTGATGGGATACCACCGGGCGGAAATTTCCGCAGTCGGAATGTTGTGCGCACGGATACGGATAGCTCCGGTTCGAGTTTCGGGGTTTACAAGCATAGCTTTACCGGCTACGTCTGCGCTTGCAGGGTCGATGCTGACAGATACCACAGTCGTGGACGTAACATCTGCTGTAATGTCAATGTAATGCGGGTACTCTGCAACTTCTGTGTCTGTCTGCCACCCCGTAATCGGAATAGAAAGGTCATGTGGAACGACGGAGTCTGCTTTGCCCGCCAGAGCATCACCGGTAGCCTTTGCGTCGGCAGGGGCGTTCTCAATGCTCAGGGTTTTGTCGGTATTTGCCTTGGCCCCAGCCTCTTCCGAATATTTTTTTGCATTGGCTTCACTGGTTGCAGCGGCAGATGCACTGGATGCAGATGCATCAGCGGACGTGGCAGATTCGCCAGCTTTTGTGGTGGCAATTTCGGCCTGTTCAGTGGAAATAGCAGCAGAAATAGAAGCTCCGTCCGCTTCCCGCTTTGCATTGGCTGCGCTTGTCTCCGCGCTCTTTCGAGCTGCTTCGACCGCTTTAATCCAGTCCTCTTCTGTGCCAACATATCCATACTTTACAGCAATGGCATAAGCGCTATAAGGGCCGATTTCAATTGTTTTGCTCATTCAAACGTCACCTCCAAAATCCCAGAGCCGTTGTCTTGCATATTTATTTCGGTCAAGCTATCGCTTTTAACCATATAAAGAACGCCGTTCTTCTGTTCAAAGTTCATCCAACCACCTTTATTAGCGCTTTGTTCTGCAAGGCGAGCGCTTTCAGCGGAGTTTTCAGCTTGCTTCTGCGACTCTTGTGCGGACGTTTTGGCATTTACTTCAGACAGTTTCGCATTCAGCTCCGCTTTTTCAGCGGCAATCCTCGCAATGTCAGCGCCTGCAACGTCCGAAAGGGCGTTCAGCGTTTCAGCATTCATAGGAGTGCCTTCAACGATAGGCTCATCGTTGCGAACCAGTGTGACAATTTCTGATGTGCCGTCAGACTTTTTCATCGTCCATCGGTTTGGGTACTTTGCTTCTCGGTCAACAAAGTGCATAGTAAGGTTCACCTCCACAGACCGGCTCTGAGCAGTAGATTAGATGGTTATTGGCTATCGTTTCTATATCAAGTAGAATTTCTTCGACCTGATTGATAATCGTATAGTGCAGGTAATTGAGGGTAGCTGGGGTTTCGGGGGTATCATTCTTACCGCTACACAAAGACCGAATTGCTTTGATATTGGAAAGCCACCGGGAAGCATCCGAAACAGTCAGGTATCCATTTGCATCCCAATCGGTTTTTACCGAAACAGATGCGTTCAAGATAGAAGCGATCTCTTGGATTCCGCTTTCGATGCGGTTATAGTCCATGTAGCTCAGAGCGCCCTTCATGCCAGCGGCCCATTCTGCTTGCTCTTTCTCTGTCCACGTTCCTGCTTTTGCTTTCAATGCAAGCGCCTTGACTTGCGCAACATCATCATCGGTTCTGTTTGTGATCCACCGGGTCAACGAACATCAGCTCCTTCCAAGAGATACCCTTCGACCGTTCCGTGAAAACAGCCAGAATACTGATAAGAAAAGCTCGTAGTCAACAGTACAGAGGAATAGCCAAACTGGTGATGAACAAGAACATAGTCCAAAGCGTCAAAATGTGGGCTTGCACGATATTTCAATGTGACCTTGCGGCGGTTAGAAAGCACTTTGTATGCTTCTGTCAAAATATTCCTGCTCTGGCTGAGAACGCTTTGAGACAACATTTCGTTGCTTACAGTCTGCGTTGCTCCGCTTCCTGTTGGGTTTTCTGGGTAAGAATACGTTTTGCTTGTAGTGCTTGAACCATCGGAAGATTTTACATCAATCGAACAAGTCACATTTTTCAAAGGGGAAGAGAACGCGATTTCAGGCCAGTTGAAGTTGTTGACGATATCGATTTCACCGGCAAGGTTTGCTTTTGCAGTGGAGATATCAGGAATGCGTCCAATTACAATCACGCCTTCTCGGGTCTGATACGTTGCCATGCCAGCTGCGTTAGCAACCATCTGCAAAATATCCGAGTCCTTATAACTGCCTTTATCCTGGCTTGTGATATCTGTGCTATAATTTTTCAGTTCATCGGAAATCTGAAACGTTGCCACGTTGTCATTCAGAAGTTCCAACGCATCGTAGGCCATCTCATAAAGAGTGCCATACATTCTTCCTGTGTAGTTGGAAACCATCAGATAGCCAAAAGCATCACGGGCCGTAAAGCTAGCTTCAATGCTATTAGAAGGAACACTCCACTCAGACAAGAAGAACTTGCCACCAGTAATCCATTCTACCGTTCCGTCCAAGTCCATGCCGTACTCCACAGAAATAGGCTGTCGTTCATACAGGTATTTGTAAAGGCCTTCTGGATTGATCGGGTTCCACTTCTGCGTGCTGTTATCCACCGTAAAAGTGATGCTATCATTTGGAAGCTGACCGCTAATCGGGTCTCTTGCGGAATCGTGTTTGTACGAAAAAATATCTTTCTTCTCAAACACAATGAACTGGCCCATCTTTATTTTCTCAACCCTTGCACGGCGATTTTCCAAGCACCACGACAAGATTTGAATGGAAATGGAATCATAGTTTGCAATCTCCCAGTCAATGTCAGTGGTGATAGAGGAATTATCCGACACTGTTTTGGTGGATACGACTGTGCTTCCAGAATACGCGGTCAGCTTGAATCTTGTCGGCCATTCATTGAACGTTGACGACCATGTGATGGTAATGCCAGGAATGGTTACGGTATGAGCTTTGCTGAACGAGAGCGTAATAATCGGGTGGTTTGAAGTTGAAACGCAATTTTCGCTAACATAACCAGCCTCCTGAGATTTTACGCTTCTATCAGGCAAGGTATAATTACCGTCCAAAACAGTGAAATTCAATTCACCAGTAGAATATTTCGTATAAGTGTGCGATTCACTGTCAACGATAGAAGATACATTACTGAAGAACGCTTCGCCGTTTGTGCTAGGAATTGTGTCTTCTTGCAAACCCGGTTCTGTAACGCCATAGGTGATGCGTACAAACATCTCCGGCACAAGCGTTTCGGAAAACTTGTCAAGCCACTTCTGAGAAGGTTGTACCATAGGCTATACCTCCACAAGCGCAATCGAGCAATCCGTCCAGCCCATCACATTACCGGTTTTAGGCCCGCGCCGCCACATACCAGATGTTCGGTCTGAAACGTACATCTGCCGCGTGTCGTATCCGGCCTTTGCCTGATTATAAAAGCGAACGGTACAGTAAAATCGTGTCGTGAACAGGCTGAGAATAGCGGCCCACTGTTGTGCGGTAAGGTAGTTCCACTTCAGGGACACCTTTGCTACATCATGCCGCACAACAGAGCCAACTACTTTGCCTTGAACGTTTCGTCCAGAATCCACGATGGTGCTAGTGGTCGCTTCGTAAGAAGAAGGTTCCGGCAGGTCTACGCCATTTACCGTTACCAGTGCTGGAATCGCCATAAACCACAACCTCCTTAGTAGCTGTAAACTTCACTGCCCATCAAAGACTGTCCACGGGCGTTCTGCCGCTTCTCAACGGATGCTGTAATCTGCTTTCCGTCAAGGTAAATTTTGAGTTCCTTGCCACCGGTCAGCTCGTCACCATACCGCTGGAAGATATCAATGAATGCGTTGTAAGTGCCATTGTAAACAGATTCACGCATTTCCTCTTCGTTGATGTTGACGTTTACGCTGGTGGTGCCGCCATAAGAGCCGGAGGACGTACCATTGTTCTTATCCCATTCTTTCGTTCCTGGGTAAGAACCATTTTTGTACTTTTCTTGCAGTTCCTTGTACTGCTGTTCGTAGTTAGTTGGGTCTTTGGAATCGTCAAAGCCACTATTGGCCGCTTCTTGACGTTTACGCTGGCTTTCCGCACGACTGCTCGCAATATTATCAGCCCAATCATAAAGAGGGTTGCTGATATGCCCCCATTTATCAAAGGGATTAAAGAAATTGCGTGCGTCAATTAAAGCATTTATTCCAGCAACAATGCCTTGAATTGCCGTTCCGAGAACGCGGAGAATCCCCTCAAAAACAATCGAGAAGAAATCGCCGATTCCATACCAAAGATTAGACAGGAACGAAGCAATGCTCTTGTTCTTATTGGCAAAATTGACAAGAGCACCAACCAGCATACCAATCAGGGAAATAACCAGCATGACAGGGTTGGCATCCATTGCAATGTTCAAACTCGTCTGAGCAGACGTTGCAGCAACAGCAGAAGGGACAAACTGACTGATAAAGCTAGAAGCCATACCGGCAATGTTGTTCCAAACGCTACTCAACCCCTTTGTCAGCCACTGCAAGCTGTTATTGGCAATGGATTTGATTTGCTTTCGTTGCTCATCGTCCATTGCATGATAGAAATAGGAAGCGGCCCATGTGCCGAGCTTTTCAAGGTCTCCGTTAGAAATCGCATCCCACAGAGTGCCAATGCTACCAAAGAAATCAGATTGTAAACTCTGGTCAATCTGCTGCCACTGGGTATCCAGGCCGTTCAAGAACCCGGCAACGTAGTTGGTAGCCTGAGTAGAACCGGTGTTAATCAGCTCATTGCCTTTCCCCTGCACAGCATCTACAACGCCCTGCATAGCAGTGGAGACGTAGGGGATAGCCGAAGTGATGCCGTTTGCAAGGCCTTGGTCGATGTAGATACCAAATTGTTCAAATAGCTTGGAAGGGGAGTGGATATCAGTCTCAGTGGTGAACTTATCGATGACGGCTTTGGCAAGATTTGCAGCCGCTCCAGTTGCATTGCTGATTCCGCTCTGAATTCCTTTTACAAGGCCTTGCCAAACGTTTTTTCCGGCTTCATACATTTTTGCGGGTAGGGAAGCGATTGCATCTGCAACTGCATTCACCATGTTGGCAGCAGCTTTTCCTGCTTCAGCCGCCCAGTTTTCTACTCCATCCAAGAACTTTGCAAAAGATTCTCCGGCTGATTTGATATGGTCGTCCAAATGGACAAACCAATCAATCACGCTTCCGATATCAGAAATCAAATCTGCTAAGCCAAGAAGGGCATTGGCAATGAAGCCTTGATTCATTGAAACGTCAAGGCGTTCAGCCTCAGTCGGCCCTTTGCTAACCCAACGAACAAAAGTTTCGATATCCGCAATCAGGTCAGCCAAACCAAGAAGCGCATTCGGGAACAGGGTTTTATTCATCGTGACATCTAAACGCTCAGATTCACTGATTCCGTCTTTAATCCAACGAATAAAATCAGAAATGCTATCCACGATTTGAGCAAACCCGTCAACAAAGAAGGATGCCATGTTTCCAGCGTCAATTCCCAGCTGTTGAAAAGCGCTATGCCAATCGGATTTTAAGCCAAAAGACTCTTTTTCGCTTTCGCTACCTAATCCGCGAATCGCAACAGAAACGGCTTCAAATCCGATAACGGCGAGACCAGCTACAGGATGACCGCTGATAATCAATCCAATTCCAATTAAGGTTAGAGCCAAATCTCCTAAATCCAAGTCCAACTTCTTTACGACTTGTCGGATTGTTTCAAATGCGTTAGAAGCGCTTTCTTTCCATTCATCAGGCAGAAGGTCGAGAATTTGCTGTGCGAGTATTTTAATGGATTCTTTTAAATGCTCAATGGATTGTCCAAGTTTTCCTTCAGTAAGAGAAATATTCCATCCCTGAGAGAATCCAAGTGCAGCAAGCTCAATAAGGTCTTTTATTCTTTGCAGACCGATTCTGAATTTCTCGCTGTTCTGATACAAGTCCACAAAACGCCATACAATTAGTGCCACAGTACCAGCAATTACAGCAAGTTCAGGGTTGACAAGCCCTAACTTCTTTCGTAATTCTCCAACAACCTGCCCCAATTTGTAAGCTAACCCGTGGACATTGTTTAACTGGCTAAAAAGAAAATCAGCAATTTTCCAAGCGGCAAATCCGGCTGCAACACCTGCAATAATTGGAAGAAGTTTTTTTACTTTTTCCTTGATCTCATCAATAGATGTGCCAACATAGTTCTTGAACATATCGTAGCCGGACAGGTCTACATCGCCCAAGAGGTTGCCAGCAGATGCACCACTGCCAGAGCCAGAACTTCCCTGTGTGGGGTCAATGATGTTCAGCTCATCAAAACCCATCGTGTAGTCTTTGAGGGCTTTGGCAGCTTTCTTTGTCGAATCGGCTGTATCATCCATTGCGTCACCGATACCGCCAACGCTGTCAGCGCTCTTTGTGAAATCAGTGAACACGACCTTCACGCCCATCAGCTTTGCCACCCATTCAACAAACTCTCGAATGAGCTGCACAGCGGCAATCAGCGGGGGGAGAATGGATTTCAGGGCAGGGTAGAGCAGAGAGCCAACAGACTTCGCCAACATATCCAGCTGCGCTTTCAGAATTTTGATCTGGTTCGCAGGGCTTTGGATGGTCTGTGCAAGGTTGCCCTGTACGTTGGCAGTCTGCTTCATAATGGCAATGTAACGCAGAACCGCCTTATCTGCCTGAGACAGACTAGAAACCTGCTTGTTAAAACCCAAAGCAAGAAGCTCCTGCTGTAAGCGTGCCTGAGTCAGGTCAATGCCCAAACGGCGAATAGGCTCAATCTCGCCAGAGATTGCGGAGGACATTGCGGTAAAGGTCTCTGCAACGTCCTTGTTCCAATAGGAACCTTCGTCATAAGCAAGCTGAGTCAGGTTCTTGGACAGAACGTATGCTTTGTCGCTGGCCAGACCAAACGAAGTACCCAAGCTCTGAATGGTAGCCATGTAGGTCATCGCTTTGGTCGGGTCAACGCCAAGCAAGCCCTGCATCTTGCTAATGAGCGTATCGGCTTCACCGCTCAGATTGCCCATAGCATTATGAAACAGGTCTGTCGCTTCATAGAAGTCGTTAAACTTCGCAACAGCGTTGCCAAGATACTCAGCAACGGCTTTCAGCGAAACCAGCTTTGCCATGTTTCGCATAAAGCCGTTCATCTGATTGGACAGGCTAAGATAGCTCTTGCGCTGCTTTTCGTTGGCTGCGGTCACACGGTTCGCCTGTGTCACAACTTTGCTCAACTGCGGAGGGAGCTTTGCAAAGGCGTTGCCCACCTTGTCAAGCTGAGATGCAAGAGGAGTGAGGGCGGCGGAAATCTTCTGACAAGAGCTTGCAAAAGAATCAAGGTCTGTCGCTTTCAGCTTGTCGGTTAGGTCAGGAACCTTTCCGATTGCATTGAAAGCACTGCCAAGAGCTTTAAGGCTCGATGCGTCCAAAATGGACAGTGGAGCCAAAGCGTTAGTAAGCTGAGTAATGCTTCCAGACATGGAGTAAAAGTCCACGCCGTTCAAGCCAGACACAGCCGCAGGAATCTTCTTGATTGCATTCACGACCGTGTTGATGCTCTTTGCGCTTGCAGTCGTGTTGACGTTGGAAAGCCCATTTAGAAAGCTGGTGATTTTGTCCAGACCAGACATTCCAGCGGATGCCTGTTTCAGCGCTGCAATGGAACCGGCCAGCCTGTCAAGGCTGTTCACAACCTTTGCCACGTTGCCTTTTGTCCGCAAATTAGAAATGGCGGTAGCGAGCTTGTCGATATTAAGCTCTGCGCCCTGCGATTCCGCAGAAATCTCTACGGATAAGCTCGTAATATCAACATCAGCCATCACTACCACCATCACTTTCCATCATAGAGAACATCATTCTCTTGATTCGCTCCTGCGCCTCAACTGCGCGTTGGTATTCATACTCGTCTTTCTCCTTTTGAGTCAGGGGAATCGGTCTATCCATGTACTTGATGGGCTTAGACCCTTTCTTTCGGAACATATTGCCAACCGTAGAGGAAAGCGCGGATGCCATGTAAAAGCCATTTCTCCACGCTTCAGCGTTGGCTCTGCGTTCCCGCAGCTCCTCTGCGTCACGGTAAACCTTCGCCAGCCAGACATCACCGTGCCAGAACTGCTCGTAGGTCATACCAATGGAGATGTAATAGGCTTCTACATCGTGGAACAGCTTGGAGAAGGAGAACGGTTCCCCCTCTCCGTCTGCTTCCTGAGATTGTGCGGTTACACAATCTCCCACGTTGCGTTTTTTGCGGTCTTGTCCTCAGTGTCAGTTGCCAGCAGGGACTTGGAAGCGTCCATGAACATCTCAAGCAAAGCGTTCATCAGCTCTTCCTTCTCTTCGATGTGCTGGAACATCTCGTCAGTGACCTTGCGCCTGATGCCCTTGTTCCGAGCAATGAAAGCGCCGTAGAACAGGGCACGAGAGTTGGACAGCAGATTGGTCATCTGGGTATACTGGCCAATCTGAAAACCTGCACGCTCAGCAGCTTCCACGCTGTCACGAGTGAAGGTCAGCTCGTAAGTGTTCTTGCCATCGGGGGAATGAAAGTTGATAACCTTAGCAGCCATAATAAATGCTCTCCTTTATAAATAGGGGCAGAACCAAATCCGTTGTTCAGTTCTGCCCGGTTTGATTGATTCGATTTTTGCGGTTTAGCCGCCAGTGACAGTCAGGGTCTCGCTAAACTCAGGCTTCTTGGTGAAGATGCAGTTGATGGTCATTTCCACAACCTCGTCCACGCCAAAGCCGGACAAGCCAACCTGATGCATACCCTGCCAAGTGAAGCCGGAGCCGTCCTGCATCTTCAGGGCGTAGTACTTTACGGCGTTGCTCTCGGAAGTCTCATCATAGCCAGCGGTCTTGACCTTCGTATAGTCGGCCTTGTTGTAGTTGGCAGTAAAGGACTTGGTGTCGCTCTGGATGATGCCGAAGATGTTGACCTGCATGGGGTCAGACAAGGTGGTGGCATCCAGAAGGTTAGGCTCGGAGATCAGGTCGGGCACATCCTTGATGTCGCACAGCTTCGTCAGAGCGGTTGCGCTGTCGCCACAATACAGGGTGGTATTCAGACCGGAGATAGCAGTACTCATAGAATGTTTACCTCCTTAGTTTCGGTAAATCATTCCGTCCTCTCCGATTGTTGCCCCGTAGCTGCAATCAATCCGATAGACGGAATTGTTGTACAGCCCATTCAACGGGGCAAACGATTTGCGATAAAATTTAAGCGGTTCAAGAACAGAATCCACGATTCCAACGATGGAACGTGCTTCTGCAATGCGTCCGGCGTTCTTATTGGAGTAGACACGCACACGCAAGGAAACAGCGGCGTACTTGCTGTGACCAGCAGAATCAATATGCACAGGAAGATTGCTGTTTTCCTCTATCTGCACGCACGGAAACTTCTTGACGTTGCTGTCATTGATTTCGCCAGTAACGAAAATGCCGGGCACTTGCTTTCGCAATTCCTTAGCAACAGCCGTGAAGATAGAATTGAAATAATCAATCAACTACTCCAAACCTCCCTCCACGTCGCTTCGACCTGAGAAGCCATTTCTTCAACAGCCCCCCACATAGCCATAGCTGGCTCGTTGCCGTCGGTATAATTCAACTGCCCCTTGCCGGGAACGGTATCCACATAGGTTCCGGCGTTGCCGGGGTCACCGTAGTAGTACCATCTGCGGTTTGCGCCTTGTCCTTTTCCGTAGGAGCCATGCGCCCCAACGCCGGGCGGTAGTTCACCGCCATATCCGTTGTGGTGTGCTCCAGTGCCAAACTCGATGAACGCAACTGACTTACCATGCGCTACGATTGCAAAGCCATTTGGCGTTTGTACCGGGTCATGCTCAACTGTTACGTCATTGTCACCAGCATACTGTGCGTTAGCAAACCGCACAGTCGCAACGTCAATGCCTTTTTGCGCTAGCGCCTTTGCAAACTCCTGCGCCTTTTGGTTCAGGGTGGTCTTGTACTCCTGTATCTGACGTTCCGCATCACGAAGTCCGGCATCGCTCAACCTCACTTTAATTTTCACTTGCAGCCACCTCTTTCAGCGCATACTTCGTGTCTGTAATATGCTCTGCGACCTTGACCACAATGTAATTGAAAGGCTTTGAAATGTCCGTCTGAAACCAAACGTGTGTACCCTCATAAAGCGGTGTGTTGCGCTTTTTGCTGGACGAACTAACAACGTAGCTGTAATCCGTGAACGCGCCGAAAGGGTTTGCTTCCGCAGAACCAGTAGGGGGGCTGACGTTCAGCATCAGCTTTTCGGGGTCACTCCACGATTCGTATGCAGATTCGCCAGTCTCGTTTCCCCACTCGTCCACGACAGGCGTTTTCTCACCAACCGGGTTTGAGTACCACAGCGGGCGCTTATCCAGCGGGCTTCCATTGAACATCAGCCGATAACACCTACTCTCGGAACCACTTCATTCAACAGGGACTGCGCCACATCGGAACTTTCCCACACACGAGTGATGCCGTTGTTGGTATAGCTCGTCTGTCCGTTTGCGCCGATGTGGTTGTACAGTTCCGCTGCAATGCGTATCTGCAACGACTGATACTGCAAGGGCAACTCGTCCGGTCTGTTGCCGAAGGGGTAGCCCTGCGCAAATATCTTGTCTTTGGCGAAATCAAGCAGCAGGTCGAAGAGTGGGTAGTCCTCGTCCGTGATTTCACGGTCAAGTGCAGGGGCGATATACTGCCCCAGCTTGACTGCCGCTTCGGAATACTGGTCTCCCATGCTGCTTTCCTCCTTTCGCCTTAGTAAGCCTTGATGCAGTACACAGCGTCCATGCGCTCAAAGGACGGCAGGACGATTTCAGAAGCATAGACGTTGGCGTTGACCGGGTGAACGGTCAGCTCGGTGGTAATGGCAACGCCAGTGTTCACGATGGACACGGATGCACCGGACTGACCGGACAGCAGGTCGGCTTCCTCAGGGGTAGTGCCGTACCAAGTGCTACCCAGAGCGCCGGAAGGAGCAACCACCACCATGCCGTCAGGCAGGTATTTTTCACTTGCGCTGTACTGGTCTGCCTTGAACATCTTGTCGTACAGATGGATGGTCAGCCCAGTTGCAGACTCGATAATCTGCCGTGCTTCTGCATCCAGCAGAACCGCGTTTGCCTTTGCGGTGACGGTCATAAACCGGTTCTTCACCTCGTCCGCAGCAATCATGTTGCGGAAGGTGGTGGTGTTCATGTACACCTCAGTCACGACCTCGCCAACGCTTGCCAGAACAGCGTCCTTTGCGGCGTTCAGGTCAGCAATGGGGGTGGCGGTGGTGACGTTCCACTTGGACTTTGCGACAGAGACTTCCTTGTAGTTGGTGGACTTCCAAGTGCCGTCCGGGTCGTAGTTGTAGGTGTAGTTCACGCCGTTTGCCTTGATGGTGATGCCAGGAACGCCATTGGCGGGAGCCAGCAGCTGCCAGATCATGCGTTCAGGAACGATACGCGCGCCAGTGATAAGCTGTGCGGTGTCATCGTACAGACGGTTCATCACATCGCGGGCATAAGGGTCGTTGCTGTCCAGAACACGCAGGATTTCCTGACGGTCTTTCTCACCCAGATGGTAGCCCTCACGGAAGAACGGCATCTCGGTCTCATCGAACTTGAAGCCCTCACAGGTTCGGAACGTAGCCTTTGCGTCAAATGCGCTGGGCATCAGAGAAACGCCAACGCCCTTGTGACCACGCAGCCACTTCAGGTCGAGACCAGCCTTCTTCTTGGCGGGGAACAGCGCATCAGATGCAAAGGGCATCGCGTTGGTGGGGTCGTTCGTCCAATAGGCGGCAATCGCAGCCGGGGCAAAGACTTCCTTAAGATTCAGTGCCATGTTGTTTTACCTCCTATTAAGCGTTCACGCTGATGTTGTCACGGCAGAAGATGCCGGGAACGGCGGTCTTAAGTGCCTTGATTGCGTCAGCGTCAAAGGTGAAACTGGAACTTGCTGTCGCCTTCTTGGTGTCGATAACGCCACGAATCAGCAGGGAAGCATTGGGGTTCTCTGCCGGGTCAACGTCATACAGCAGGATGCCGTCAGCGTTGATGGTCTTAGAGCCAGTATCGCCAGCAGCAACAGCTTTCTTGCCAGCCAGCGTCATGGGATAGCCAGCCTTAACCGCAGCAGTTTCGGTCACGGTAAAGGGGATGGCGGTGTAGTCATTGGAAGCAAGGATGGTATCGTTGATTCCGTTGACCGTGTTTCGGGTAAACTTCATGTTTTCCTCCTTGTTAATGGAAAGCACTCATTGCGTCACTCGATGCCTTAGAAGTATTTGCGTTCTGCTGTGCAAGGCTCTTGGCAAACGCCACGCCCTCACTGTCAGAGCCGCCCTTGCCATCCGCACCCGGAGGTGTGGGCATATCCTTCAGCAGAGAAGCTTTGTATGCGGTGTCGTGGACAGACATGAACTCCGACTGGCACTTGAACAGCTTCGCGGTGTCGTTTTCAGCCAGAGCATTAGCTGCTTTGTCAGCCAAAGCAGCTTCATAGCCCTGCTTCACGAACTCTGCCTTGTAAGTGGCAATCGTCTTTTCCTTTGTCAGAGCAGCAACCGTCTTAGCGTATTCCTCGTTCTGCTTCTGGAGTTTGGCCAGCTTGTCAGCCTGTTCCTGTGCGGCATTCTCGTCATCGGTACGCTTTGCCTTGAGCAGCTTCTTGTACTCAGCAGCTTCGCCATTGGCTTTCGTCACGGCGTTGCGCAGTTTCTCGACCTCTGCGCTAGGGTCTGCAACCTTTTCAAGCGCAGAAATGATTTCATCGGCGGTCATGCCCTCTTTGTAGGCATCACCAAGCAACACATTGAGTTTCATATCGTTAATTTCCTCCTGCGTTTTTTTACCGTTGCTTCCCTGCAACGCTGCGAAATTTGTATCCCGGCTTCCCTGCCGGAATATATCAGCCCGAAAATTCGGGGTGATTCTTTATTCCTTTGGATAAATTCTTTTGTACGGCTCAATGCCACTATCCAAAATAGATTTTTCTCGCGCCGAATTTCGGTCAGGGTGCGTCCATTTGAATTTTCCACATTTCGTGCAGATATATTCGCACTCCATTTCGCGTGGTTCGTTTCCGTTGATGCCGTGCGTCCAATGCCAACGAGAAAGCGTATAGTCATGTTTGCAAAACAACTGTTTCCAAAAATCACGCATTATCTTTTTCTCCATCCGCATTGTTTGGTTGTTTATCAGCCATGTTCCCGACATTTGTGTCGGTAGCATCCTGTTTAGGCTGTTCCTGCGGCTTCGGTGCTTTCCCGTCCTCGCCCAACTTGCCAGCGGCAATCAGGAAGGGCTTGCTCATTTCATAAGCAGCCTGTGGGTCAGGGAACAGACCGGGCGTAGTGAACGCCAGCTGCGGATCAATGCTCTGACTGAGCATCTGCGCGAAAATCTGAACCTTGCTCTGCTGGTTATCGTACTGACGGCGTGGCAGTTTGATGTTGATGTCACTTGCCATCAGCTTAGAACCAGCCGTATCACGCAAGATTTTCAGCATTACAGACAGGCTTTGGCGTTCAGCAAATTTGAACATATTCTCGTACTGCTGCGCCCTTGCTTCGGTGTGATTCCAACCGTTGCGGACGATGACCGCGCCAACATTGTCGGACGTTGCGTTCTCACTGCCAGTAGCACTAGGCATGGCAGTCAGACTGCGGTACACATTCAACATGGAATCAAGCAGGGTCTGGCTCTGCTGCTGGTCAAGCTCGTTTGCAATCTGAGAAACAGAAGCGGGCAGGCCAGCGGTGGATTTCAGGCACATTGCGCCCAATTCCTTCACCTTGTTCAACGCATCCTCGTCAACAAGGCAGTTTGTAAACACCATGATGGACTGAATAAACTGTGCCACACCGTCCAGACGGTTGCTTTCAAGGTCGTTGATGGCATCCAGCACAGGGATTGCCGGTTCAAACAGACCCATTCGCTCCGGGTTCAGCTTATATTCGACCATCGGCAGCATTCCGAGAGAGTGATTCTCCGACTTCGTTACCTTGCCGTTGTCGATTTCAAAATACTGGTTTGGCGTATACACGCAAATCAGGTCGTTCAGGTCATTCTGATAATTGCGTGGGATGTGTAGCACGTTGGCGA